CTATATTTCTAAATACTCTACTTTGATAATCTGGATAATTTACCCAACCATTTTCTGTAACTCTCCATCCCCATCTATTCGCCCATTCATCAGTAAGTCCTTCAACTGTATTCACTCTCGGTATCCAAATTAAATCTACATCATTTATTTCTAAGATAGTTGGTAATTGTTCTATTAATATTTCATGTGGATATTCATCCGCATCTAAATGAAATATATAATCACCTTTACACATTGACTTTGTATGATTTTTTAAATCTGAAAAGTTTCCTAAAAAATTAAATGGTGCTAATCTAAAATTTCCATCATGATTAAATAAAAAATCCTTAACTTCTTTAGAACCGTTCTTGTGGTCAAAAGTGATTACTATTTCATCTCGTACATCTTTATGTTCCAATAAAAATGTAACCAATCTTTTTATCTCTTCTAATTCATCACAAACTGTAATAGCATAACTTATTTTCATTTATTTCTACAACACTCTTTCTCCAGATGGACCTGTTCTTCTACCTAGAATACGATTTTTTAACGCCGGTGGTAATGGTAGAGATTCATAAAATACTCCACTCTTTCGAGCTTGTTCCCAATCATATGTTCTGTATATTGGTTCCTTTTTCAAAAGATATCTGATTCTTCTATAAACAATATCCTTGGCACCTCCCCAAAATTGATCTTGTTTTTTCATACGTACTCTATAAATGTCTTTTTTTTCATCAATGACTTCAAGTGTTCCCAATTTATTAAATATATCTGTTACAACTTTAGATGCTTCCTTAATTGTACGAACTCTTTGTTCTGCTAATTTCAAACCAATTAATTGAAATACTCTTTGACCTTCTGAATCAGTAATAAAATACTTAGGATTTAAAACTAAAATAGTTTGAAGTCTTGTTTTACCTGTACTTTTACTTTTGTAATTAAATGTAATAATATCCCCAACATCTACTCTATTCCAAGAAGTTCCTATTCTAGCCATTATATACTTTCTTTTAACTCTTTTGTTATACCCATTGCTTCACACGCCTTTATAAATTCATTTTGTTTAAAAGTTTCTGCATTATCTACATCCAGTCTTCTATCATAATTATCATACTTGTGCTGTTCTTCTTCAGGAATTTCAATAACTTTAGCATATCTCCAAACATATTCTTTCGGAGTACCTTCTGGAAATATCATTCCTAAATCTCCCATATTAACTACTGATGGGAACCAAGTTATATTTCTTTCTTTATCTTCAAATGCAGTATCTTGTACTAGTTTTGGAGACTTCTTTAAATTATCTATAAGTTCTAAACTACCGATTTCATATCTAGAATCACTCATAAACCCACAGCTAAAGCATAAATAAGAACTATACTTTTCTTGTACTTCTTCAAAACAATGATCTGTATCAAAACATTGAGGACAAATTATTACTCTTTCCATATTATATCTTCTTTAACTTTGGTAATTTTATTTTAAGTGGTCCTTCTGTTGACCCTACCTTTTTTAATTTAGGTAAATTTAACTTTACTTCTTCTGGAAATTCAGGTACATATTTATCTAATAGTTTACCTAACTCTTTTGTCATAGCATTCAAAGAAAACTTAGACTTATTTAATATACCAAGTTTCTTTGCATTAAGATTATATTTTTTATATTTTTTAAATACGTCTTTCAATACTGCTGAAGCGTGTTGATAATTAACTCCAAACCAACTTGAACCCTCTATCATAAAATCATCTGGAACTGAACCCTTTTCTACTTTTAATAAGTCGCCTCCTAACAATACTGCTAAATCTTTTGATAAAAAATCAAGATGTCCACTCCAATTAGGAGCAATTACTGGTTTTTGAGATATCGTAGCTTCAAGTAATGGTCTACCAAAACCTTCTCCGTGTGTAAATGTAACATGAGCTTTCACTTTAGGATGATTATATAATTCATTCATTTCTTCATCAGTAAAATCACCGTGTAAAAAATATATATTTGGTAAATCACCATCAACGGACTTTTTAATGTCATTTATTTTCTTAAATATATCTTCTCTATCTAATACTGAAAATCCCGCTCCGCCCGTTTTCATTATTAAACCTGGTTTTTTCTTTTGATTCTTAAAAGTTTCAAGAAATACTTTTAATAACATCCCTGTATCTTTTCTATCTTTACCCAAACCACCCTGTAACCAATGACCAACATATAAAAAATTGAAAGTATCATCAACTTTTTTCATTTCATCTACAAATTCCTTTGAAAACTCATTTGTCTTTTTAAATATATTAGTGTCGGTTCCCTCAAACAAAACTTCAATTGGTTTTTGATTTCTTAATTCACCAGTTTTCTGTTTAGTTTTTTCATCTTGAATATCAAATGTAATATCATTCATCACGTCCTTTACAAAAGTTGACGGAACAATGTTCATATCCATTCTATTCATACCTTCAAGCCAATTATGTGGACAAGCTGTCATCTCTAAACCAGCAGTAATTCCAATATTATATTTACCTACTGGTTGAAATTCATTAGGAATAACAATGTGAATGTGTATATCTGGTTGTTTAGGTAAATTTGGATTTTCTAATAATCTACTAATAATAATATCATCATTAGGGTCACCTTCTACAAGGGCATTCATTGGTGTGTTTCCCCAACGAACTGGCCAAATCTTCACATCATATTTATCTAATTTAATTAATGCTCTACATATATCTCTACTGTGAGCTCCATAGCCACTTCTCGTCGCAACTGGTGCTGTTACTAAACATAACGGTTTACTCATTATAACTCCTACGCTTTAAAAATACTATAACGTTTTCTTGGTTTCCATTTATCAAATGCATTATCCATATGATCTATAAAGTTCTGACTCATTGCTTCACTTGACATCATAACATCATCTCGCATAACAAACTCAATCCCTTTTTGACCAAATTCTTCTCTTTTTTCTGGACCTTCATCATACCAATCTTTCATAGCTTGTGCCACATCATCAAACCTACATCTATCATCAAAAATATATGGTGTTGGAACTGAACCCACAAGTGAACGATTAGATGGCCAAACTGGTTTTACCCATTCACCCCAAGTTAAATCAGGATGGTCTTTCCATGTCCTATCATCGTGAAATGATTTTATTTCATTGTAATCTTCAGCTGTTACGTGTTTATCTTTTAATCTAAATCCACATTGGTCTTGCATTCCACCTGTAACATTAACAATAATTGGTGTTCCGGCCATTAGTGATTCACAAGTACCCAATCCGAATCCCTCATTTGAAGCCATATTAACTGTTACATCAGCTATATTATATAACCAATTCAATTGATTTGGTTCTAATTTCCTATCACTAAAATATACTTTATATTCTGGACATATGGCTTTACAAACTGCAGGTAAATCTGTACCGTTATCATCTCGCGGTTGAGTATGCATTAATAACGCACACTTATCAGCTTCTTCTTTCGGTAACATATCACAAAATGTTTTAAAGGCCAGAACAACATCTCCTGGCATCTTTCTACGAATATTTCTATTATTATAAAACATTACAAATTCAACATTATCATCTGTAAGTTGTTTTTTCATATCTTTTACTGATTCATATTCTTTATCAAAAATACTAATAGGATAAAAATATTTAGTACTTACTCCATGAGGTAAATAAGTAACTTGCCAATCTTCGGGTGGATTTTTTGTCCAAACATCATTTACAATAGCAAGTGTCTGTTTAGATATATTCATAATCAAATCACAAGATTCATAAAAGAACTCATTATATTGTGGTGCCGGCCAATCATCCCATATATTATAATAAAAAATAGGTATCTCCTGTCGTATCTCGTGTTCCATTTCATATAACCATTGCCAAAATCTTGGGTCGGTGTAATGTAGAATCGCGTCTGGATTTTCTCTTGCCAATATACTTCTTAAAAGTTCTTGATTGCCATAACCATTTATAGGATATATTGTCAATTTAGCATCTTCAACTCCAGATTCAGTTTTTACTGTATCATCCATATTCACAACCTTGCCTTCTTCTGGATGTTTTATCGCACCACCTATCTGAACCCAATCATAATGTTGAATTGACCCTAATACAAATTCTTTTGACATTGTACCCACACCAGAAGACATTCTTAAATCGTCTGACAATAAAAGTATTTTCTTTTTATCCATAATACCTCTTAATCGTTTAATAGTTGTTTTTTAGTTTCTTCTTTTTTAACGCTTTCTTCTATAACTTTTAAACGCTCTTCTATTCTAACTAAAACTTCATAAATTTTATCAAATCTATTTTCATTTCTCCAATCCACCTTTTTCATAATCTACTCCCGCTTGGTATTAATCTATCATAATTCTTAATTTTATTTTTAAACTTTGAATCTAAAATATATAAATCCATTGAACGATTTACTAATTTTTGTAAAGTAAACTCATCATCTAATGTCTTTACCTTAAAATTTCTATATAACTCTCTCAGTATTTTAACTGATGTTAATTTTGTATCCATAAAACCCTCTTATATATACGTATATATAAATATATATTAATTTAATATTTTAATTAATTTTTTTTGTTTTTTAGCATGTTCTACTGTATTCATTGTACCCTTTGATTCAACTCCTTCTGGTATAAATGCTATAATTATATCACTATATTCAGCTATTTGTTTGTTTCGTTTAAAATAATTCGTTACATAATATGGTCTATCATATTGTGAAGCTGGCAATTTACAATGCATATTCCATCTATAGTGAGCGGGTGGGAATTCAACATACTCCATATCAAATTCTAATGCAAACTTTTTAGCATATCCATCGGCACCATCTTGTTGTCCTCCACTAACTATTTCTACTTCATCACCATGTTTTTCTTTTATTTCAAACACTAAATCTTTTATTTTTTGTTTATTAGTATAACCTCTACTACCGACTATACCAATTCTAATCTTCGTAGTCATTTCTCTTTTGTTTTTTAATTGGTTTTTCCGACGTTGTAAACTTAACTACGTTATAAAATTCTTGTAACCCGTCTAAAACTTTATTGCTATTTATATACTTATACGAAAATCTTTTAGATACTTCTTTATCCGGTGTACCGATTGGTATTATATCAAAAAAAACATATTCATTTACTTTAAGTTTATAACTCTGTTTAACAATTGTTTTAAATGATAACTTTTCTTCCCAACGCATTAAAAATTTCTTTAAATCTGTACCACGTATATCATCTTCTTCAAACCACAAATATAATAAAACTGAAGTATGTAATTCATTATGAGCTTCATTTATTCTATTCATAACTTTTTCTTCTATATCAGTATTAATAAAATCTGATAGTTTCAATCTTAAACTTACTTTAGACCGCATTATTTAACTCCTACTTCACAACGTTCAGTTTGATTAAACTCACAAAACCTACAATTTTTCTTAGAAGGTTGTTTAATATAATTATGTTCTAAATTATATTCTCCATCAATAAAAGATTCATCTATAAATTGATTTAAGTTATTCATAACTTTATTAATACTCGGAGTTCCATTTGCTGGTTGAAATATTTGAACTCTTCTTTGAGGAAAATCTACATTTTCATATAATTTTCGCTTAACTATAAAATATTCTACATCTATTTTATCTAATGGTATATCATGTTGTTTACCATAAAATTGTTTGTATAATAATAACTGGTCTGTTTTATTCTTGTCAGCTTTCTGATACTTATTCCAACCCATTGTGGCAGTCTTGATATCTATAATTTTATATCTATCTCTGAACGTGTCATGTAATACTACATCCATATAACCAATAAATTCAATCTTATTCGGTAATTCATATTCAATAGGAACTTCAATGCCAACTAATTCGTAATTCTTTTTACTGAAATACATATTTCGTTTCTTTTTAAACCAGTCTAAAATAGCTAATCCATGTGAATAAAATTCTTCCATATCTTCTTGTTCACAAAAAACTTCACCGCCGTTCTTTTCCATTATTTCAATATAATGTGTTTTCATTCTATGTAACAACATTTCGTCTAACGGAAGTGCATCAGCTATTTTTATAGTGTCGTTATACATTACAGTTAAATATGTTTGTAATGTTTCGTGCATTGCCTGACCAAACATTGTATGAATACTATCTGTATATGTACCTAACTTATCAACATAATTTAATTTCCACATATACGGACATCTACCCCATTGTGAAAATTGACTATAACTTATTCGTTTCATTTTCCCCATTTATCTCGTTTAACAATTGTCGCCATAATACCATAATTAGATATATCTAAAAATGCATCGTCTATTGGTTCATCTTTTACAGCAGAGTCTCTGTTATTTAATAACAATGTTTTTATTCTCTGGATTTTATCATTTAATCTAAAAAAAAGTCCAATTAAAGATAACTTCACTTCTTCTTCTGTTATTAATTGAGTTCCCACTGCAATATTCCCTGGACCATAATCATGTTGTTTGTGTAAGAACAATTCATATTGTTCTCGTTGAATCTTCTTGAACTCGTCGGTCATCTCTGGCCATTCAAGTTCCATTTGTTCTACTATTGACAGGTTAGGATTATCTTTAGTATACTTTCTAACTGTCTTAGAATCTGTTATAACTTTCATTCTACATTTCCGGCTGTATATCCGCCGACAGTACCTAGAACGTTTAAACCAGCTTCTTCTATCTTTTTAGGTTCAATGCCCCATTTTTGAGCTAATTGTCCTAACTCTAACATACCACCTTCAGTAAGATAATACATTTCAATCATATCATATGCTTCTTTTTTGCTAACTTCTTCGTGATTAGCTACGATATTAATTAACCAATTTGGATATTCCATTTGATTTCTCCTCTTAATATATTTTAACCATTGTTTACCTTTAGGTAATACGTTGGTGTATAATTTGTATAATTCTTTTGGTTGTAAACTATATTTCTGTAATTCATTTACTAACTCAACCCACTCCATTTTCATAGACAAAAATCTATGAGTCATATAATTAGACCAAGACTTTTTATCTTCGTCTGATATCTCTTCCCAATAATTAGGACTTTGAACCGCTGTTATCGCTTGAATGTGGTCGAATAAACTTTTTCTTTTTACTAAAGATTTTTTCGTATTTCTTTTCCCACTCATCTAGACTAATACCTTTTCTCGGTGAATCTCCTTTTCCTGCAGAAGATTTACCTGAAAATATTGATTTTCTTTTTTCACTCATATGTCCAAACTTGGAAATTTATTTGACTTTGTTTCTTCTTCTACTCCACTACCGTCTAACATTCCCTCAGCAACTTGACCACAATTTCCACAACTATATACTTGAACGGGAATCAAAGCTTCTTGTCCGTTTGGTGATACTATAGCTGATAATCTTTTTAATATGAATGAAGTTATAAATAAGTAGTTATCACAACTACTACATTTAATTGTTTCTGCATCTCTTAAATCAACTTGAACTTGAGCCTTTGGTTTCTTCATTTTTTTCATTGGGTGCATACTCATTTTATTACTCCTAATAATTCTATAATCATAGCCATAGCATTGATTTCTTTATCAACTACTCGACTATCACTTAACTCATATTTTGCTATTATTAAAATACATTCTGCTACATGACCTTTTCCATATCCATCTACTTCATCATATAACAACCGAAATAAATCAGCAAAATCTGTAATTTGTGAATCAGCTACTAACTGTCTTATATTTTTAAATGCAGTTTTCTTATCTTGTGTTTCTATAATCTTTAATAATTTTAATTTATAATCATTCTGTATAATACTTGATGTATCTAATTTGAGTTTACCATTAACGACATTTCTTTGAGCTGAATTAATGACTCTACGAATATCTGGATATCCACTATCTACTAATACTTTTATATCTTCCATAGTATCTGTAACATTTTCATTTATTAAAATATTATGTAAATGTTTCGCTACTTCACTCTTAGATGGTGGAATAACTTGAAATGATTGACAGCGACTTTGAATTGGGTCTATTATTCTCTCAACATAATTACAAGTTAGAATAAACCTACAATGTTTACTGAATGTTTCCATTAAATTACGGAGTGCGGCTTGTGCATTTGGTGTAATGTAATCACACTCGTCTAAAATTATTATTTTTAAATCTTTGAAACCAACAGTTGAAGCAAATTGTCTAACTTTATTACGAACTGTATCTACACTATTTTCATCAGACGCATTAATATAAAGATAATCACATTCAATATTCTTTACAAGAATTTTAGCTAAAGTAGTTTTACCTGTACCAGCCTTACCATATAAAAGTAAATGTGGTAAATCATTATTCTGTAAATAAATAGTTACTTTACTTTTGAGATGTTCATTACCAATATAAGTATCTAAAGAATACGGTCTATACTTTTCTACCCATAAAGTATTAGAATTATTCATTATGCTAATTCACTTGTTCCTACTAACCAATATGTAGACGAATAATTATCTATCTTAAAAGATATTTTACATAGTCCAGCACTACTAACATATAAAATAGCACTTTCACACTCTTTATTAGCTAACAATATCTGACTAAAATATTCTGCGTTGAATGAAACTTCTTTAATATGTTGAAAATCTTGAGTATTTACTGGTATAGTAACTCTATCAGTTAAAGTTGCAGAATGTCCTATGACTAACTTAGTCAAATCATTAACAGTTATTACTGTAAAAGTTGTAGCATCCTGTAAAGCAGATTTACCACCTATAAATTTATTTATTACAGTAGGAGTAATATGTATACTTAATTCAAAATCAGGAATATTCTGTAAACCTGGAGGTTCATTTATAATTGAAGGATCACTTAATACATAATCTACTGAAGATACATTATCTGCTATTTTCATTGACAACGCTTTTTCTTCTGATTTAGTAATCGAAAAATTAATATCTGTATCCATTACTGATAGTAATTTTAATAATCGTTCTGTATTATAAATACCTATATGAGCATCTTCAAAATCCCATTTATCTAATTGTACTATCCCTAGCAAAGTCTTATCATCGGATACAAATCTTGTTTTTAATTTTTGATTTACAAAATCACTTTTTAGTATTACTGACTCTGCTATCCCATTTAAATAATATTTACTAATAAAACGTACTAATTTCTGTTTATCCATTATAACTTCTCCTATTGTTTATAACTATATATACATATATATAAGTTTGTTTTCTCAAAATCAAAAAAATCTTTCTATTGTCTTAGACGCATCAGTAGGTTCACTCCACTTCATACTTTTATATAATCTCATAATTTTTTTATACAATGCTTTAGTATAAATCTTATCTGGATGTATATACTCTCTAATGAAATCTAATACTTCGAGTGGATCTTCATGTCCTTTATATGCTATAGTTTCTATACCTAAAGGATTTTGTTTTAAATATACCCATTTAATCTTATCACCGTTATGTATTCCGGAATACTGTCTTGAAATCTTTTTATATTTAAGGAAATCATTATAATATAAAGCACTTTTAACGTGTACTGGTGTTCTTAAATAATGTGATTTAAATAGAGAACCTTCCTTATTTCTATATTTATGTAAACCTTTTACACTTATTGGAATAGCAATTTTATTAAAATCCATTAATTTCATACTATTTTTAAAATTAATAATAAATTTATCTAACTCTTTTTTAGGAACATTCATTAAAATATCTTCAAGTAATTTATTTAACATAACTCTCATAGCATCAGGAAAACTAGACCTAACAGTATCTAACCCTTTTACTAACATTTTATTAACTTTTTTACCGTTATCATTAATAATTTTAAGTCCATATCTTTTCTTTGTAACAAACAATCCACTCTTAGCAATAACTTCTTGTTTAATATCAAATCTATGTTTATCTAAATTACAAAACTTTTTAGCAAAATAATCATAACCTCTATTTAAATAACTTTGTACTTCATCTGCTATATTCAAAATAACTTTAGTCATTTGAGTATCACTACTCATATCTATATCAGGATGTCTTTTTTTAATTAAAGGTGTTGCTGAGTAAAATACTGAATCAGTATCTATATAAATACAATAATCCTCTGTATCATTAAGTTCTTTATTATAATAAGCGTTTACTGCCTTTCTAGTAAATTTAATCAATGTTTGTCCTGTATAAGTAACTGCCTCTGCATTATCTAAATCATAAAATCTAAATACTGGTAATCCTAATACTCCATACAAACTATTCAAAACAATTTTCTGTAAATGTTGTCTTCTATCAAAATAATCTGATTTTATCTTATCACCTTCTTCATGAAATTTTTTAGATAATTTACGATATTCAACTCTCTCATCAAACCATTTTCTAAGTAAAGCGGGTAATAAACCGTCTTTATCAGTACGATATATTACACCATTAGTGGCTATACCTATAGATTCATTTTCAAACATTTTTTTCAATTCTGTTTCAGTATATCTATTAATTAAATTCCCGTTATTAATAAGTGAATATGTTTTTCTATTATCTTTTTTTAAAAATTCTTCAGAGTTCCAACCTTCAATTTTACCCAATTTAGTTTCAGGTGAAATGTTTAAAGACATAATACAAGATGGATACATAGAAGTAATATCTAAATCATATACCCAATCATGTTTTCCACTCTGTGGTTCTTGTACGTAAGCCCCCATAAATTTTTCAAATTTTGTATTCCCATCTTTTTTATGTTTATTTGGAGCGACAATATTATTTTTTCGTAAATATACTAAGATAGCTCCCTCAAGATATCGTGAACTCATAAATACGTCTTCATATGGTATATGACCTAAATGTGCTAACCCTCTAGCTATTTCAATAAAATCTAATTTATCATCAAGTTTCTTAACTAGTTTAACATCCTGTAAATTGTATTGTACAAATTTTTCTAAATCATTTTTATATAAATCATCTAAAGTACCTTCATATGCAACTTTCTTTTCACCGACTTCATATTCACAGATATCATCTAATCTATAAGATGGTCTTTCACTAAAAGTATATTTTCTATACAACGCTAAATAATCTAAAATATTTACTCCCGCTATTTTATATCTATTATGAAAATCACTCCAATAAACTTGTTGTATTGGAGACAATAAATTAGCTATATTCTGTCCTAAAATTTGACAAGTTCTATTGTACAAATAACTAACATCAAAAAATTCTACATTCCAACCTGTTAAAATTGTTGGTTGTATTTCCATATACTTTTTAAAAAATGCATTTAATAAATCATATTCATCTTTAAAAGATACTATTATATCCCCATTTGTTCTTTTAACATCTGTTTCTAATTCTGATGATGGGTCTAATACATAACAAAAATATGTATTTAAAATTGGGTCATTAAATGCTATTGAAGTTATCTTATTTTCAGCTTTTTTAATATTCGGAAACCCTTGAGTTACTTCAACTTCAATATCAAATATTAAAGTTTTATGTCCTTCTGAAACTTCATCTGAATCTGTATAATTATCAACTAAAACTCGAATTTCAGGGTTAACATCTGATTCGAACATACCTGGTTGTTCTTTATCCCACTTATTTACTCTTTTTAATTTATCTCCATAAAGAGAAACATAACTACCAGTTCTATTTTTAACATAAGCATACTTCTTGTAACGAAAAGTTTGATGACCAAACTTATCGTCCCAAATATGCATTTTATTTATTCTTCTATCGTAATATATGTTTTGATACATTTAGATTATAAAATCCCCATTTTCTATATGTTAATATACAAAGAAATAACCATATAAGTCAAGACTTTTTTTAAATTAATTTACATATTCTTGGTCATCAACATCGCCTGTCAATGGTGGTATCTCACATGAATCATTATTACAAAAAAGGTCGACTTCTGCTTCTTCACCTTCAACACCTACAAAACTCAAATATCCAAGTTTTTTAACTTGTTTGTTATATTCTTTTTCTGTAATTGCTTCATATGGCATTTGTTTGTAAGCTCCTAATGGATGTCTTGGTAACAAAGAAATTCCTTTTAATCTATATTGAAAATAATTTAAAACGTGTGGTAATTCATCTGCCTCTGTTTCGGGGTCGAATGTTGCTGTACAACTAACTTGGTTGTCTGCCCAATGTCGTTGTAAGAAGGCGGCCAAACTGAATTGTTCCCAAATCGAAAGTTCAGCCGCTGTTCTTATTCCCTCACCCACATCTACTGGTACTTCTACAACCATGGTTGCATCCTCTGAACCAAATGCCGGTTCTATTTTATAACCTGCTTTTTTCAATGGTCCTATTAACTCTGAATGTTTTGATAACCTCATTCGTCTTATGTAAAATCTTGACTCTGGATAGTGCATTCCAGGTGTTGCTCCTACTAATAATGAAACCGTTCCACTTGGTTTTACTGAAGTAGTTTTAATTGATTTTGGTATAGCAAACCAATCTGAATACATACAATCCCACTCATGAATTGTTTTATACCCTTTCTCTAACCACTTTCTCAATTCTTCCATTCCATGTTTTGTAATAAATTGAGCAACTCCACTTACTGAACATCCAATTCTACGATTTCTTAACATAACGCGATTAGTATCTGGCCAATGAGTTTTACCAAGTGTTACTGTTTTAGCGTACAGATAAGCATATTTAAGTGTCCTTTGATAGTCCTCTAATGAATCGTGATTGGATGGAAACGTTTCTACAAGACAGCAAAGCTCATAACTTTCCAAACTTTGCTCAAGACAATTATGGATAAACAAACCAGATGAATCTAAATATTTACCATCTTTAGTCGAAGTAATAACTCCGAAATTATGAGTATCTTCAACTGTCATATCATAAACATCTTCATATCCATGAAACTCCACTGATACTACTTTATGATTCCAAATACCATTATTCACCATTCCCCGCTTAACATTGGAACAAGAATAACTACAAGTTTTTCTGTTAGAAGCTTGATATTCTGTAAGTGTTTTATGTTCATTACATACTGGACATTTCCAATCAACCCAAATAGTTCTTTCTTTTCTTTTGTCTGATATATGCTTTCTAACTTTATCAGTCATACCATTTTTAATTGATTCAATCATAAAATCTCTTTGATTTTCCCAATTTTTACTTGACTTTTTACTAATAGATTTTAGTGTAGATTTTTTATGATTTTTACCATACATACCATTTCGTTTACCATAATGTCCACCATTGTTATGAGTAGTTTCTTTCATCTTTTCTACATTTATTGGGTCATGCATTGGATTATCAACTAATCTATGTAATCTACTATGTTCTGATTGAGTTATTACATCTAAATTATCCCACACATCATTTGTCTTATCAAAATCTTTATGATGAATTGCATATTCTTTGGCGTTGGGCATATAACCAATTTCACTTTCTGTAATCAGTCTATACTGCCTTATCCCACTTGCCCTTTTCCCAGTACCTCTTATGTTTCTATAACCTTTATTATTAAAACTGTTAAATGGGAATACTGATTCATCTTCTCGTAAATCTTTAAGCTCTTTATATTCACCGCCCCGTAACATAATTTTATGGTCTGGTGTTGCTAACAAATATGAACCATCATCCAGTGTTAGTTTCCATATTTCAGTATTTTCTTTTGTTTTCCAAGTTTTTATTGAGTGTTTAATAACTACTTTTCCATTTTCATCTACTGAATAAACTGGATATTGTGTATCAACTAAATCTCTAATCGGTACTGAATTTCTCCCATCGGCGACTGCGACTAATGTATCACCAACTACACAAGGATTTCCACCTGCAACTCTATGGTCTTTATTATCTCCACCATTTTGCATACGGGAAAATTTTCTCATATTTTTTAACCAGGCTAATCCAGGTTCTCCGTTATCATTAATTCTCTTACATACATCAGTATAATCCATACCGAGTTCTGCAAATATACTATTATTAGAAGTCCACCCATAAGTTTCTCTATGTTTATTTACTTTATAATTCTTTAAATCTAAATATTCTTCATTATGTGGATCACCAAATACAATCTCTGCTGTTCGTCTTACATTACCTGCTACAACACATTTTCCTATAAGATTCATAACATCTACAATAGTAGTAATTGTAATAGGTTCACCTACATTTCTATTTAATACTTTTCTAATTTCTTCGTGAATTTCTTGTAGTGGTTCGTGGCCACTTGATACTCCACCAAAACCTTTGATTGGTTCTCCCTCTGGTCTAATTTTTGAATAATCAAATTGAACTTCTGCTGTACTGTGAAAATAACTTTCTAACAATAACTTTAATGATTCTACCCAACCCTCTCGTGTATCTGGTATCTCATATTCTTCTATACCTCTATTTGGATTAGGTAATTTAATCATAACTTCACCCGCACCTTTTGTATCAAAACCAACTCCTACACCTAACATAGAGGCGTCCATTAAAAATGTAAATGGTTTTGAATAATCTTCTTTAAGTGTTTTAGTAGATACGAATGCACAATTATTTAATGCTGCATATAAATTCTTTTCTTCTGTTATAGCTGTTCCCATTGCCCAAAGACCACGACCAGGAGGTAAAAACTTCATATTGAACATTCGGTCATACATTTCTTGAGCTGACCGTTGAGCTTGCCAAGGATTCCAACCTAATTGATGAGAATCAATCCAATTTTTTTGCATTGAATATGTTCCTTCTATAACTCGTTGAATTGTCTCCCACCATCTCTCATTTTTTCCATTGTCTTTAATTCGAGAATAAGTTCTCATATAAACTAATTCGCCTAAACCATTAAAACCAAATGGTGGTTTTTTTCTTTTGTACTTATTTATAAATTTTTCTGATAACTGAAACTTTTCCATTTAATAACACTCCATTTTAGAATTACCTACCTTACAACAAACATAAATATAATATATATGCCGCATTTACTCAAATCCTTCAACTTTTTTTTCCATATCTTTATATTTGTTCGCTAATTCTTTTCTTAAAAACTCCTGACTATTATCCATCTTAGATTGTGCCTCTTTTCCAAACTGACTACTACCTTCATATATCTTAACCTGACCTATATTTGTATTAATTGTAGCGGGATAAGTAATACCATCAATACCAAATCTATTTTTTATAATATGAAATCTACCAGTATTAGCTATTTTATCTTCTACTTTTCTACTCATACTCATAACAAAATCGGCAGTCATGATTTTACTATAATCTTCAGCTATTTTATCAGCTCCGATTACATCTTCTTCTAACGCTGAACGATTAGCTTGTGAAGCTGTCCATATCGGTATTTCTAACTCACCAGCTAATCCTCTTAAATCTTCATATGTATTACCTATAGCATGTCTCTTCTCTCTAAAGTTACCTGTTAATTTTAATATATCTGCATAATCTACTAATACTACATCCGGTTTTATCCCACTTAATTCTATTTGTCTTAAATGTGCCCCTAATGTCTGTACACTTGCTGATTTTGTTGGAAAATATTTTATTAATAGTTTACCTGGAAGTTTTTCTAACTTACTTTTTACATCTTCTTTATAATATTTTATATTTGCTGTAGTAACTCCACTAAAAATAGAATCATATCGTAAACCGACATAATTCTCATTCAACTCTAATGTATAATGAACTACAGTTTTACCATCTCTTAATGCTCCAGCTCCTATACATTGTAGTGTCCAAGATTTACCAATACCAGCTGGTGCCACTACAACACCTAATTCACCAACTCCCAAACCACCATCTATAATTTCATTTACTATATCCCACGGTGTTTTTACTGTTATTCTCGCTGATTGAGTAAGTCTATCTTCTAACGAAACTAAATAATCGTGACCTAAATCTCTTGTACTACCAGCTTTCATCGCTTCATCTATAATACTCTTTATACCATCATAATCTTTATTTTCTAACAACTCAACTGAATTTAATATGGCTCCTTTTAATGTTTGATTCTTACAAAAATCTAAAGTCTGTTCTTCAACAAATTCTAAATCAGTCGCTTCAATATTTTGCCAAACATCCCGTAATTTATCTACCACTCCAACTTTTAAAACATCATTATCTATCTCATCTAACTTATACTTCAAAACATCCAATGTAGGTTGTTTTTTATATTCATAAAAATAATCTCTTATTACTTTTACTAACCATTTATTAGAATCTGAGTCAAACATATCAGGTTCTAAAATATCATTAATAGTTTGTATAAATTTTACATCTCTTAACAAAGATGCAATAATCTTAGATTGAAATGATGTTCCAAATTGTGTTAGTGTTTCACTCATCTTACCACCATTTACTTACTTGTGTTCGTATATCATTTGACGGGTAGTTCAATTCACCCTCTTTCCTAAAAACTAAAATATACTCGTGTATTTTACTTGTATATCTATTTGCTGCTACTTTACCTATTTGCATACTAGCAAACGGACTTTTATTTTTCATCACAATTAAATCATGATACTTTAATCCAACATTTTTAAACATTTGAATTGAATCGGTATGAAATGAACGAAACTCTTTTCCATCTCTCCAATCAGCACATACCCAAACTAAAAATCCACCAGGTTTTAAAACCCTTTTAATGTTAACAGCACATAACTTTAACATTCCTAAAAATGTTTCATAATCATTTATATCTGATAATTGATTTTTAACAGATTCATATTTCTCTAATTGTTGATATGGTGGACAAGTCATAACTAAATCTGCAAAATCGTTTACAGTATGTTTCATTTCACAACCATTCTCTAAATAAATAGTAGCATCAATACTGAAACTGTCTAAATGTTTTTTAACTCGTTCAACAGTTTTTGGTGCTATATCATAACCATAATATTTTCTTCCAAGTTTAGATGTTACAAATGCCCTTGTCGCTCTACCAGCAAATGGATCTACTACAACACTATCTACTACTGACCAATAATGTATTAAGTCTTCAGTAAGACCTGCATGGAACTCACTAAAACCAAGACTTGGGAGATATTCACTATCATCGCTTCGTCTTTTTTCTGATAAACCATCGTTTAAATAAGCGTTTTTCCATTTAACTTTTGATTTTCTACTTGGCTCAATAACTGATAATGGTAACCATCCAACTTGGTCTACTACTTTTTCATTATCTTTTAATGGTAATATTTTTTTATATTCTTTACCCATGAGTTTTCTCAGCACAATGATTTAATTGATTAAAGTTAGTAAGTAACCAACTATTAACATTTGGTAAAGCTGTATATAACTTATCTTCTAAAAACATCGTTTGAAACTTATATTTTATTAATCTATTAATGGGTTCATTTACTCTATCTATTATTTTAGTTTTTGTAGAACCTGAAATATCTACATCTGATAACTGCATTAACTTATAATTTAATTCTATAGTATCCTTTGATTCGGGTAAAACATCTAAAACTTCATCCATATCAACTATACGATTTTCACTCAAAAATGGTAATTTTTTTTGTATTGTTTTTAGTCCTAAACCTCTTACACCTGGAATGTTATCTGATTTATCACCGTCAATAACTCTATACCAAATAAGATTATGAGATGATATACCAAATTCATCAAGTACAGCTTGTTCATCATACAATTTCTTTTTAGTTGGACTCCATACTTTTATCCTACCATTAGCTAACTGAAGAAAATCTTTATCAGTAGACATAACTGTAATTTTAGAATCAGTTAGAACTTGTCTACATAGATAACCTATCGTATCATCTGCTTCAATGTTATCATAAGATAAAACAGTTACAGGTAGTGTTTCTAAATATTCAACTACTCTCTGTAACTGCATTATCATATTTTGTTTCTCATCTTCTTGAGATGCGAAATCATATGCTCTATTTACTCTATATTTTGTTTTTCGTTTTGCTTTATATTCGGGATATAACTTCCTGCGGCGGGTAGACCCACCTTTGCCATCAAATACTATGATAACGCGGGTAGGTCTAAACATATTTATAGTATAACCAATACTTCTAAGAAAACCAACTATTCCACCAACATGAATACCATCATCGTTAGTAGTCGGTATAACACTAAATACTCGTATAAAAGTATTTAGACCATCTATTATAAGTACTTTATCATTAGGTTCGCCGCTATCTAAAGAGCCACCCTTCTTCTTGATTTCTTCAAGTATAGAAAGATATTTTTCATTACTCACTTATTTCTTCTTCCACAACTACATCATCTATGCCAAAGTTCTTTTCATATTTGAGAATTACTTTATCACAAATTAAGTTGTAACAATGCTCTTTAAAGTCTTTATCTTTAAGTTGTTCAGTCCAATCTTTAGATTGAAATTTAAGTTCTTTACCGTTATGATTATTCATGGTATACCAGGCACCGCCTTGTTTTACAAGTTTATGTTCTTTCATAACTTTTAACCAACTACCATCGTCATCAATACCTGTTTCAAAGTAAAGTTCAAAATCAGCATGTCTCATTGGAGGTCCTAATCTATTTTTAATGACCTGAGCTCTCATCTTTATACCAATATTATTATTCTTTTTATCTTTAATTTGACCTAGATTTTTTAATCTGATACGTGTTGATGCGTGAAACGGTAATGCTTTACCACCACTTGTAGTCCAAGGGTCTCCAAACATTACTCCAAGTTTTTGTCTAAGTTGATTAGTGAATACTAAAGCTATCTTTTGTCTACCAATCATCTGAGTAATTTTCCTCATAGCCTTTGATAGTATAATTGCTTTACTTGTGGCCCAACCATCTTTATCAAACTCAGCTTCTAACTCTACTTTAGTTGTAGCGGCCGCAAGTGAATCTACAAGGATAGTTACTAACCTATCTTTATCTGATTCACGAACTTTAGTTACAATTTCTTCTATTGCTGTAAATATATCTTCTACTGTTTCTAAGTGTAAATACAACATATTTTCTACATCTACACCAATAGAACCGAGAAACTCAGTACTAACAGCAGTTTCTGTATCTATATAAACAGCTACACCACCCTTTTTCTGAGTTTCAGCTAATGTATGAGCTCCAAGTAGTGATTTACCACTTGATTCCAATCCATTGATTTCAGTAATTCTACCGACTGCAATACCACCTTCTGGTTTATTTGATATTGCTAAATCTAACATAGTAGAACCAGTTGATATAAAATCTTTTATATCTGTAGGTGTTGTATCGGTGCCATCCAAGAAATATGCAACTTTCATATCCTTGAACTGTTTATTTAAGGTGTCGGCTAAGACACCAGCCAATTCATCTCGTGTTGACATAAAAATCTCCTATAAATATAAGTGGCTCCAGATGTCGGTGCGTTTTACATGCATGGAACAAACAGTAGCTCTTAACCCTAGCCACCCTATATTATTTTATTTAGTTATTAAATAAATCATCAAACGCATCTGATGTTTTCTTTGAATCATAAGATTTTGTTTCAGGAACAGCTTTTACTGTTTCTTCTACTTTTTCTTCAGTCTTTTCTGAACTACCATTTAAGTAGTCATTAAGAGCCTGAGTCAATTCGTCATAAGAACGTTCCTGATAAATTTCAGTAATATTCTTTTGCGTTTCTTTGATTGATTCAAGAACAGATGCATCTTCTGTAATTGGAGTTTGATTTGGTTTCACTCTGATTGACGTTGAGGGAAAAGATTTACCTGTTTCCTCAGCAGTTTTGAATTCTACAGCAACATCACGACCACTTACTGGGTCTGTAATATCACCATAGTCTGGAT